AAAAACAGAACGTTGCGCTTCCCGTGTTGTTGTCGTTGTTGTCGCCGTCGTCCTCGTCGTCCGGCCGCCGCCGCAGCGGGCGCGCCAGCCTGCAGCCGGGGGGCAGGGCCAGGTTCCACAAACCCAGCATCCCCTTGACCGGGAACGGGTTCAGTATCCGCCGGATGCGGTCCAGCTGCCACCCCCAGTCCTCGCCCTCGTCTGTGCAGCCTATCACTTCCACGATAGCAAGGGCCACCCCGGTGGGGTAGCCGGCGAGAGACGGGCGCTTGCTGCTACAGATCACGAGGTCCCCCCGGAAATGCGTGCGCCACGGGCGATACTCGGTCCACTTCGCCCCACGGGCTATCAGGGTTGCCCAGGGCTGCTTGACGGATAGTGCTTTCACGGATCGATCTCCTTCACTGAAACGACGCAGCCTTGATCCATCGTCTCTTTGGCCACAACATCCCTCGCCGCAGCAAGTGCCGTTCCCGTCGTGGCGTGGTAGCGCACCCATTGCCGGATTGTGCCATCCGACGCACACCACTTGACCAAGTAAGGGCGAAGCCCGTTGATGATCTGGTGGGGTCTCACCACGCGCACCTTTCCGCCACGATCTGGCCCCAGGAATCCCGGGCCAACCTTTGGGTGTGCAACCAGACCTCCTTGCCGGACCCCTGCATTCTCACGAGGACCTCGCAGGGATCGTCGGGCGCCCACTCCAGAACATCCGCCGGGCCCTCGTACGTGTCCCATCCGAACTCCGACGGCAGAACGTAGCACCGCGTACTCATGTCAGACAATGTTGTCACAGGACTTGCCATGGCTACCACTCCCTCTTGACAAACCGGACGCGGACAGTCACCGGACGCGGCAGCCGGACCACTGCGTCCCGGCTGTGCAGCTGGTCCGCGACCAGCTGCGCCCCGTCGGCCCCGAAGGCCCGGGTCAGGATCTCGCAGGACTCTACCAGGCCCGGGTACACCGACGCGATCCGGTCCCTGCACTCTGCGTCGTACGGCCCCCGGTCCAGGATGAACTCGAAACCCGCGCCACTGGTGGCCAGCGCCACCCTGGATGCCCTGAACCTCCCGGTCCACTTCGTTCTTTCCATCGTTTCCCTCCGTGCCATATATATAAGGTAGCATGGCTGACCCCGGTGTCAATGGGCCAATGTGTATATTCGGACCACAGGAAAAAATACACTCCGGCCCCTTTACTTCCTTGACTGTCAATGGGGGAGATGCTACAACCTAAATATGAGACAAGACAGCGACACTCACCGACAGAATCTGAGGCGCTACAGGGTCCGCTATGCCGACCTAGACCCCGGCAGCCCCGTGTGGACCACGGCCATCCGCGCATGGGATGCGCTGCATGCGGAGGAGGTCTTCTGGGACCAGGGCCCGGATAACGACTGGGAGATCATCAGCGTGGAGGAGATCGGGGATCTGGCTCCGCGCCAGCATCGTGGCGCGGCAGACCCTGTACCTGTTCTGTGACACGCGCTGCGGGTGGTGGCAGGCCATTGCCCTGCCCGTCTACCGCGGCGCGGCCAGCATCAACCGGGCCCAGGTACGGGCCCACGTGGAGGAAACCCATGCCAACGTCAACTGATGAAACGGCCCTTGCCAGGGTCGAACACGTGGCCAGTGCGATGGCCGCGCCCGAGCCGAAGGCCGTGATCCAGCAGGCCACCAAAGAGGCCAACGTGCTGGCAGGCGTGATCGATGATCGCGGGTTGTTCGTCACCATCCAGGGGCGCAAATACGTCAGGGTCGAGGGCTGGACCACGCTGGCGATCATGCGCGGCTGTCTGTCCCGAGAGGTGAGCACCGAGGCCCAGGAGGATGGCCGGTACATCGCGGTGGTGGAGCTGGTGCGCCTGACCGATGGCGCGGTTCTGACCCGGGCAAGCGCCGAGTGCGGCGGGCCCGACGAGCCGACCTGGCAGAACCGGCCGCCCTACGCCCGGCGCAGCATGGCCCAAACCCGGGCCGCCGGCAAAGCCTGCCGCTTGGCATTCTCGTGGGTAATGGCCCTGACCGGCTACGAGACGACCCCCGCCGAGGAGATGGACGGGGTGCGCCCCAGCAACGGCAGCAAGAGCCAGAGCAAGGAGCAGCCCTCGGCCCGCAGCGGCAACACGAACAGCGCTGGCAGGGGCCGCGCTGCCACCAAGAAGCAACTGGACTTCATGCGCCGGCTGCAAGACGATGATCGGCTCCCCGAGGGCTACCGGGATCGCCTGGCGCAGTTGTTGTCTGACCCGGAGTTGCTGAAGGACGACGCATCCAAGGCGCTGGACATCTGCACCAAGAAGCTGGACGAGATCAAGCAGCAGGAGGGCCAGGGCGAGCCCGAGCCGCCGCCGGCTGAGAGCGACGACGCGCCGCCCTGGATGTACGACAACCCCGAGGACATCCCGGTGTAGCCATGATCACGAACAACGCCAAGATGCCGGCGGCCATCGTCGCCGCTGTGAGGAACGACCCCTACAGCCGGGGGGACGCGGACATCAGCTGCACCACGCTGATCGGCCCCCCCATGATCCGCCACCTACGGGAGCAGCACGCGGACGACATTGAGGAGGATGCCGCCGACCGGATCTGGTCCCTGGTTGGCCAGGCGGTGCATGCGGTGGTGGAGAGGGCCGCCGCGCCCTGCGAGCTGCAGGAGGAACGACTGTTCGCGACGTTCGAGGCGGACGGGGTGGGGCCGAAGGTGGTCTCCGGGCAGTTCGATTTGTTCGACGGGCGTGTGTTGACTGACCTCAAGGTGACCTCGGTCTGGTCGGTGAAGGCCGGCATCAAAGCTGAGTGGGAGGCACAGCTGAACGTGCTGGCGGAGCTGCTCCGCTGCTACGGGTTCGAGCCGCGGGAGTTGCAGATCGTGGCCATCGCCAGGGACTGGCGCAAAAACGAGGCCCAGCGCTATGACGACTACCCGGCCCGGCAGGTGGTGACGCTGCCAGTGCCCCTGTGGCCCCGGCGCCAAGCGGTGGAGTACATCCACGCCAGGCTGCAGGCCCACTACGCCAGAGACCCGGAGCCCTGCACCCCGGATGAGCGCTGGGACAAGCCAGACACCTGGGCCGTGATGCGCAAGGGGCGCAAGTCGGCGATGCGGGTGCTGCCCTCGGAGGAGGAAGCCCAGCGATGGAAGGAGGACAACGGCGGAGACAGCATCGTCCACCGGCCGGGAGCATCGCCGCGCTGCGAGCAGTATTGCGAGGTGGCGCAGTGGTGCCCCTACGGGCGCCAGGTGCTGGGGCTGGATGACTAGTCATTGACACTGTAGATCGGAGGGCCACAATGGATCCCATGGCAAAGAAGAAGACAGACGAGGCCGGTGGCCTGACGGTGGTGCTCGCCGTGAACGTCACCGAGGAGATGGCGGCGGCCCTGGACCGCCGGGCCTACGAGGAGAGCAAGCCCGGCGAGATGGTCTCCCGCTCGGAGATCGTGCGCCGAGCCCTGGCCGGGTACCTGTTGGTGGGACGGGACGCCCTGGAGCGGGACCGGTGACCCGGGACCAGGCACAGGCGGTGCCGTACCAGGCCCACAGCGCCCCGTCACGGGCCGCAGCGGATGCGGTGGCCCCACGGGCCCCCACAGCACGTCAGGCCGTCCTGCGGGCTCTGAGGGCCGCTGGCAGGGCTGGTCTGACGGACGAGCAGGTGGCGGACCGCACCGGGCTACGGGAGGGCACGGCCAGGGCGCGGCGCGTCAAGTTGGTGGAGCTGGGATGCGTGACGGACAGCGGCCAGCGCCGTCCCACGACCTCGGGTTGCCAGGCCACGGTGTGGGTGGCGGTGGCGCTCGGGGAGCAGCTGGAGCTGACGAGATGAGCGCCAGCCGCGAGGCCCTCGAGGCCCAGATCTCGCTGACAGCACAGCAGGCGGCACTGGGCGCTGAGCACGCCAGGGCCCATGCGGCCCGCGCCGGCCGCCGGGATCGAGAGTACCAGGCCAAGGTGCGCCGCCTGCTGGCTGACACTCACGCCCGGCGCACCGAGGCCGAACTAGCCACGCACCTTGAGCAGATGGGGATCCCGGCCAAGGACATCTCCTTTATGCTGCGCGGCGCTGACCGGCACGGCCAGCAGTGGCGGCAGGGCGAGGCGGTGCGGCTGCTCAAGGAGGCCCTGGCCAACGACCACCGCGTGGTGCTGCTGGTCGGGCCCAACCGCACCGGCAAGTCCAGCGCCGCGGCGCGAATGCTGTACAGGCTATGCCGGCGCCAGGGCCAGAGCCCCGATGGCTACCCGCTGACGTGGTGGGAGCCGGGGAGGTTCATCCGGGCCGCCCGGCTGGGCAGGCTGGCCCGCTACCCCAGCAACGATCTGTCCGAGTGGATCGAGGCTCCCGTCCTTGTGCTGGACGATGCCGGGGAGGAGCAGCACCGGGACGAAGTCCGGCAGGTGCTGACCGAGCGGGACGATGCCGACACGGGCAGGTTCATCACGCTCGTCACGAGCAACACCCGGGCGCTGGCCGAGGGGCTGTACGGTGAGCGCGTCATGGCGCGATGGCGTGAGGCCGGGATGGTCGCGCTGTACCCCACGGAAAGGATGATCGGATGACGATAACCGAGCTGCAGCGCAAGCTGGCCACGCAGATCGTCTACCACCTGCGCCTCGACGGCGTGGACGTGGGGGACGCCCAGGCGATGAACGTCGCGGCGCACCAGGTGACCACCGCGCTGGTGGCCCTGGTGCCGAGGTGCCCGGCGTGCGGCCGGATGTTGAATGCGCCACAGGGGATGTGCGGCGAGTGTGCAACGCAGGGAGTGGAGGTGGCGAGGTGAACAAACGACCGCAATACGAGGAGCGCTACCACATCACCAGTCAAAGGCCCTGCCCGTTCTGCGGAGGGCACGAGTGGGTCGAGTTTTCCTATGACCACACCTGGCAGAATGTGTCCGCGAAACCGGTGGACAATTGCTGGCCCCGCGGAGCCTTCATCGCCGTCATCGATGACGGCGAGTCCTGCATCCCCGGCGAGGATGTAGCCGAGTGCGTGCGGTGCGGGGTGGTGCTGTCATGACCCCCACGGCGAGCCCCATCTGGCCGCACATCCTGCGCCGCCTGGCGTGGCACCTCGCAGGGCGCGTGCTCGCCGGCGTGTGGCGGGCGTGTAGTGCGATGCGGGGGGAGGAGAGGGAGTGACAGCCCCCCTGCAACTCACTCACCCCCCACGGCCTCCCGGGACGTGTGCTGATCTTGGCCCCGCTTGCAGTGGCAGAACAGACAGTAAAGGAGGCTGCAAAACTTGGCATGCATCCGCGGTACCTGAGATCCGACGACGGGCAAACGGAGATTGTGGTTACCAACTACGAGATGATGCAGCATTTCGATCCGTCCCGGTTCACTGGCATTGTGCTCGACGAGAGCAGCATCCTCAAAAGCTACGATGGCAAAACACGGATGGCAATCATCGGGGCATTCGGTGACACTCCCTATCGTCTGGCCTGCACCGCCACTCCATCGCCCAATGACCACATGGAACTCGGAAACCATGCCGAGTTTCTGGGCTACAAATCCTACCAGGAGATGCTGGCCGAGTACTTTGTCCACGACGGCAAGACCACGCAACAGTGGCGGCTCAAAGGTCACGCTACGGATATTTTCTGGCGCTGGGTTTGCTCATGGGCGGCAGTGATGTCCACCCCGGGAGATCTGGGGTACGAGGATGCTGGCTATTCCCTGCCCCCGCTGAACATGCACGAGCATGTAATCCCGGTGGACCATCGGGCGGCATGGGACTCCGGAACGTTGTTTGCGATGCAGGCCGAGACACTGAGCGAGCAGCGAGCAGTCAGGCGAGCAACAGCGGACAGGCGCGTAGACCTTGCCAGCCAGATCGCAGCGGCAGCAGATGGGCCGGTGGTAATTTGGTGCGAGCTGAACACCGAGGGCGATGCGCTGGAGCGCGCCATCAACGGGGCGGTGCAAATCAAGGGGGCCGACAGCATCGACGCCAAAATGGATCGACTGGCAGGATTTTCCAATGGCGACTTCCGCGTGCTCGTGACCAAACCGAGCATTGCCGGATTCGGGCTCAACTGGCAGCACTGCGCCACGGCTATTTTTGTCGGAGCCAGCCATTCGTTTGAGCAAACCTACCAGGCAATCCGGCGATGCTGGCGATTCGGTCAGGATCGCGAAGTCCACGTGCATGTCATCCGGGCGGAGACGGAGGACGCCATCATCGACAATTACCGCCGCAAAGAGCGTGCGTTCAGGGAACTTCAGTCCGAGATGATCCGTTACAGCCATTCAGCCACGGAGGTTGCCAGATGGAACGAGTATCGACCGCAAGAGCCTATGGAGGTCCCGGAGTGGATGCGGTGACAAGCGTGATCCAACAGGATGCGGGGGATGGGTGGATGCTCTACAACGGCGACTGCGTCGAGGTTGTCGCCGGGATGCCGGACGAGTCGGTGCATTACACGGTCTTCTCGCCGCCGTTCGCCTCGCTCTACACCTACTCGGCGAGTCCGCGCGACATGGGCAACTGCTCCAGCTTCGAGGAGTTCGAGGAACACTTCAGGTTCCTGATCCCCCACCTCTACCGCGTGACAAAGCCGGGCCGACTGTTGTCGTTCCACTGCATGTTGCTTCCGACGAGCAAAGCCCACCATGGGCAAATCGGGCTCTACGACTTCCGTGGCTTGCTGATCCGGATGTTCGTTGAGTGTGGCTGGATCCATCATTCCGAGGTGGTTATCTGGAAAGACCCGGTGACATCAATGCAGCGGACCAAGGCAATCGGGCTGCTTTACAAGCAGCTCCGAAAAGATAGCTGCATGAGCCGCCAAGGGATCCCTGACTACCTCATCACGATGAGAAAGCCAGGCGAGAACACGGAACGGGTGGAGCACAGGCCGAATGACTTCCCGCTGGACGACTGGCAGAAAATTGCCAGCCCGGTGTGGATGGACATCAACCCGAGTGACACACTCCAGTATCGCTCTGCCAGGGAGCACAAGGACGAGCGCCACATCTGCCCACTCCAGCTGACTGTCATCCGCCGGGCGCTACACATGTGGAGCAATGAGGGCGACACGGTGCTGTCCCCGTTCGCGGGCATCGGGTCAGAGGGGCATGTCGCAATCGAGATGGGGCGCCGTTTCGTTGGCGTCGAGTTGAAGGCCAGCTACTACCGGCAGGCTGCGAAAAACCTCTCTGCCGTCAAGGGCCGTAACCTGAGCCTGTTTTGATGCACGGCAGCACGTGGATTGAGTGGAGATGATGCGATGAACAAAAAAACAAGCGCACTCAAGAGCCTGTTGAATGCAGCGCGGGAGCTTTTGCCCGACGCGACAAACGAGGAACTGTCAGCCGCGGGGTTGCTGCAACTGGTCAGTGACAATGAGCTTGCCATCGAACGCGACAAACGAGGAACTGTCAGCCGCGGGGTTGCTGCAACTGGTCAGTGACAATGAGCTTGCCATCGACGCGCTTGCACTGCAGTTGGTGAGACTCGTCAGGTTCTTCAGAAAGCATGGGCTAAGCGGATGAGACGCGGCGGGTGATGACCGCTATCCTCGCAATTGACCCCGGCACTACCCGCAGCGCGTGGGTGCTGCTGCGCGACGACGCGACGATCCTCGAGCACGGCCTTGAGGACAACGCAAGGGTGCTCGATATCGTTGCCGGGACAGCGTGGCCGCTGGTGATCGAGATGATCGCATCCTACGGCATGCCGGTCGGGCGCGAGGTGTTCGAGACGTGCGTGTGGATCGGTAGGTTTGCTCAGGCGGCCCACGGGAAATGGCACCCTGTCTACCGGCGCGACGTGAAGCTTGAGCTTTGCGGGAGCCCCCGCGCCAAGGACGCCAACGTCCGGCAGGCGATCATCGATCTGTACCCGCCGACGGGTGGCGGGAAGCGACCGCAGATCGGCACGAAGCGCGAGCCCGGCCCGCTCTACGGGATCAGGGCCGACGAGTGGGCGGCGCTGGGCGTGGGGCTGACGTGGTTGCGAAAGAGGAAACGAGGTGAATGATGTTTTTGCGATTGCTGAAGGTCGAGCACGATTCCCTGCAGCAAGAAGTGCAAGCGCTGAGGATGCGGCTGGCGATGGCGCGGGACCGGGTGGAGGAGCTGGAGGTGCTGCTGCAGCGAGTCTTGATCTGGGTGCCGATGCCAAGCCGCCTCGCGCAGAAAATCCGCGCTGCACTGGGCGAGAAAGG